CCTCGCTATACGTTATATCCGTAAAACTTGCGCTCCATTGATAGGACTTTGAGTTCCAGGAGCCACCCAGGAAAAAGAAATTAGTAGAGTCGTATAAGAGTATAGTATCCGGCTCAAACTCTCCGTATAACGTGGCCCTCATATTTCTTTTTGGACTCCTTCTAACGTGGAGAATCTCGTTAAGTAATAACTGTTGGTGTGTTATAGTAGAGACGTCTCCGTAACGCTTCCAGGAAGCTAATAAATCTCCGGTAGAGTCCTTTATAGCCGAGAGAGAGGCCGAGGTAGGTCCTTCGCCAAAGTGATAAGTCCCGACGTCGTAAAAGTCTGAGTAAGTTCCGGATTGTGTAAGCTCGAAATCTATCGCGAAGCTAGTTCCTACTACGTTATCGTTATAGGTTAAATGGAATCTTACGTCCCTTAGATAAAAGTAAGAGTAATTAGGTTGAGCCTCGTCAGGGTCAAACTCTACCGTTAAAGTTCCATCTGCATAGTCCGGTATAGGGTCGGTAACAATAGAGAAAGGCTCTCCTTTGTAAACATAGTCTCCGTTAGAGTCGGTAGTAGAATAAGTTTCTTCTACATTATATTGAATGTCGGTAGGGGTGCTAGTCCAAGAGGAACCATCCCAATACCAATCCAAAGCTCCTCCCGTATCTATAAAAATTCTAACGTTTAAGGTGTTCGTATTTCCTAAGTCTGTATCCGTTGTCTTAGCGAACCAATGAACGAAACTAAGCTCTAGATTACCGGTTCCATCTGCTTGCCAAAACTGCTCCTCTGTAACTGTTGCGCCGTCATCTATCCAATATTCCGGATTAAATTTAATTCCTTGTATCGTCGACTCGTGTTGGAATTTAGATTTAACAGTTTTAACGCCCGCGAAATAGTTATTACTTGTACCTCCTAAGACAAAGAGGTCGCTTCCTGGAGCCTCCGGGGTAATAGTTTGTCCTCTAGACCCGGCATATTGTACTCCGGCGCTTGTATAGGCCCAAGAACCTACCGAGCTTAGATTTTCGTAGGCCGTTATTTGTGTTAATTGCCATTCTCCGTCTACTTGGCGAAGTATTAACCCGTAAGCCGTGAGAATATAACGAAGAGCTTGCTCGTTACTTAAAGCCCTGGGTTCCTCTGTTGCGTTTGTAGTATAGACTCTAAATCTTTCTAATTCGTGATAAGCCTGGTTAAGTATGTCGTCGGATTGCGTTAGTGTACTATCCATCCAGGAAGTAAAGGTTACGATATTCAACCCATAGCCTAAAGTATCTAATATGTCGGCTATAATTACTATCGCTTTTTCTGTGTCGCCTGAGGCTACAGTAGCTAAAGGAAAGTCTCCGCTTAAAAATATGTCTTTCGCTACTATGTTAGCGGTTTGATTGCCGTAGTTCTGCTCTCCTATAACCGTTAGCTCCGGGAGTACTAGGCCCGTCCAAATTAAAACGTTATTTCTCTTAAGCTGAACCTTGTAGTCTCCTTGCTCTGAACCCGCTATAGTTTCTATTACTCCTCTTTGAGTAGCGTCCTCTACCCTTATCTTACCGGTGCACGAGGATTTTTGGAACGGGTTAATATTACGATAGGATATTTGGTCGTAGTTTCTAGTAATTTCTACTCCCGTCCATTCTGTAGAAGAGCCGGAATAGCCGTCCTCTAATATCTCAAATTTATACTCTGAGGTAGTAGACCCGACTAACTTCTTGTCTACGAAGTAATATTTAAGTCCGTAAGCCATTTATTTTCCTAAGCTATAGTTAGCCTCGTCTAATGCTAATACGAGGTCCGTTCCTTTAATTCTAAACTCTCCGGTAAGGTTCATATTACCGCTTGACTTTGAACCCATAGAACCCATTAAATCTCTATTCGACATAATAGAACCTTTAGAGTTAGGAACGAATAACTCTGGACCCATTTCTCCAACCATATAAGGAGTCCCGGCTAATACAGAACCACCAAAGGCCCTACCGCTAAAAGCCTCTAATAAAAATCCTCCTATTCCTCCGGCTCCTGGAGCTATGAATGAGGTAAGAAGTTTAGCGATACCCTTTTTCATTGCTAGCTTAGCTAACTCGGCTATCATTTCTCTAACCGCTTGTTTGACCGCGCTTACCATATCTTCCATGGCGGTTCTAAAGTTGCTCATTCTTTGACGGTTGAACTGTTGCTCTATGTCTAATAGTTCTCTTTGAATCTGAGCGCTTTGTAGTACGTTCTCCTCCTCAAGTAGCCTCATTCTTTCGCTAAACTCTGCGCGTGTTATTTCTCCTTCTTCTAATCTTTCTCTTAGATTTTTTTGTTGTCTTTCTAAAGACTCATCTAAGGCTATTTCTTGTTGTTTTAGTCCGTTTCTTCTTAGCTCTAGCTCCTCGCTATTAAACTTACCTACATTAAATAAGCTATCGGTAAAAGCATCTACTGCGGTGTTATAAAGTTGGTTAGTCATATCGGCCAAGACTCTACTAACTCCCTGGGCCATTTCTTTAAATGGTTGTAGTACTCTTGGTGGCATCGCCGTAGCCGTAACCATTAATTCCTCTACGGGCTTAGTAAATCCTTCTTCTAAAGCGTTCTTAAAGTTACCACTAGCCGAGGCTACCTCTACCGCTACTTTTTTATAGGGATTCTTTTTAAAGGCATCTTGTAGAGCGAATTTAAATTCTCCGAAAACAGACTTTAGAGTCCCTACATTAAACTTTATAGAATCTATTATATCTTTTATTGGGGTAAATCCGGCCGTCTGTTCTTCTGTCTCATCTAAAAACCCTTCTAGACTATTACTAAACTCTTGAAACTTTTTACCTACCCCTCCCGGTAACTTGGCTAGAGTGTCCGTTATTTTCTTTATTCCCTTTACGACAAAGTTAGCCATCTTTGCGAATATCAATTTAAACGCTCCGGTAACGTTGCCCGCCTCTCCAAAAGCGCTCGCAAATATAGCGCCTATAGTTCCGGCTACAGCTATTAAGGCTACTACCGGCAAACTAACGGCCATAATCATTTTAATAAGAACCCCCAGGGCTAAAACTATTGGGCCTCCTACTGCAAAGAATCCCGCTATTTTTAATACTTGTCTTTTAGTATCTGAGGACATTGTACTAAAAGCCCTGGTTATAGCGCCGATTCCTTTCGTAATGTTTTGGATAAGCTCTTTTATGTTTATCTGCTCGGCTATCTCATTTCCTAGCTCTCCCATAGCTATAGAAACGTTATCTCTTAGGGTAGAGAATAAACCGGCTATCGTTTGAGCCTGGTTAGCCGTTGCATTCTGAAACTTGCCACCTTCTCCGGTAGCGTCTGCTATTGCTTTTTGTAATACGCCGAAAGATATTTCGCCCGCTTCGGCTAGAGTAAATACTTCGGACCTAGCTACTCCCATAGCGTCCGCTAGTAAATCTACCGCCGGGACGCCCTGGTTAATAAACTGTCGTATATCTCTTGTAAATAAAGTTCCTTCTGCCGAGGACTGTCCAAAGGCGACCGCTATACTTTGTAGGTCTGCGCCGGTTGCGCTTGCTACGTCTCCTAATTGTTGTAAAGAGGTAAACGCCTCCTCCGAACTCATACCGAACCCGAGAAGAGTGTTATTAGCCTGGACTAAGGCGTCTAATTGGAAAGGTGTACCGGCTGAGAATTTTTGGAGTTGCTTAAAGGCTTTGGTTCCCTCTTCGGCGCTACCGGTTAGAGTGTTTAGCCTTACTTGTAACTGTTCAAATTCGGAAGCGGTCTTAAGCGCCGAGGCTCCTACTCCTACTATCGGTAAGGTAAGACCGGCGGTCATCTTAGTTCCTATAGAAGTAGCCGAATCGCCAAAGTCTTTAATAGACTTTTTAGCTACGCCTAGATTCTTCTGTAGGTCTTTAATGTTTGCGTATAGCTTTACGCCTAATTCCGCTAAGTTAGCCATTTTTTTCTCTGTTTATATTTCTCATTAGTCTATGTAACCTCCATTTCTCATCGTGAGATATTTCGGTTTTAGGCTTCTCGAAAGGTAACATCTTCTCCGGTGTTAGCTTCTTTCTGCCTTTAGCGTCTAGACCTCCGTAAACAGATACGAGAAAGGCGTTAGTCCTCATAACCTCGTAATCGTGCCGTAAGCTATCGTTAAAGGCTTCGGCCATTAGATTAAAGTCGTAAACCGTCGTTTGTCTTAACTCCAAAGGTTTTAATCCCATTCGATAACCCAGGACAAGCATATCCCGGAGAGTCGTAGAGCTTACACCTTCGGAGTTTGTATGTTTCCCACCGATTCTCGAACTAACTCAAAAACCTCGTTAAGGACCACGAAATCCATCTCCCCTATTTCCGTATCTGTTAAAGGATTCCCGCCCGAAACGGAAAGCGCTTTAATAAATATTTTGATATTTGAGACTTTCGTTAAAGCCTGGTCTATACCGCTAAGGTCTACTCCGGCCTCTTCCGTAAAAGATTCTAGAGCGTTCAAATCAAACTTAAAGATAATATTTCTATTACCTATCTTTAGCCCTTTTTTGCCTTTCATATTTCAGTAATTACGTTTCTTCTCTTTGCTCTAATTCGCCCTTCCCGGTGAAAGTTGCGCTAATACTAGCTACATCTTCGTTAGGAGCGCCAATAGAAACAGAAGAACAAGTCGCTTTACCAAAATACGCGCTACCGGTATTAGGATAGAAGTATAAATCTACCTCGGTACGGCTTATTAGGTGCGTAGCTAATTGCTTTACGTTACCGTTAGTATAGTCGAAAGTCGCTAAACCCTCAACGTCTACGCTCCAAGACTTTTGACCTTGAATATGGTTCGCCCATCCTTCGCTATCTTTTGTAGAAGCGTCTGGAGTGTCTAGCTCGATATTCAAAGTCGCGTCAGTAGTAGAAGCTATTGCGGTACTGTCGGCGCTTAGTAATACAAGTGTTCCGTTAATTGCCATTTTTTTAGATTTTAGTTGTTAGTTGTATTGAAAGATAAGAAAATAAAGCGATTATTTTTCTTCTATCTTATGTCTAAATCGAATCTCCCTAATCCAATAGGTAAAAGTTCCGGTATATTCTTTCCTAAAAACGTCATTATCTACGACCGTATAAAGTACATCGAAAGAAGTCAGATTAAATACGTCGGTCCTGGTTCTTACGGTCTCCTTTATTGTATTTACTATGTTGTTTATTTGGCTCCTTGTGCCGGCATCGCTAGAGTATCTATCTACTACGGATAGACTAAAAGTTACGTCGTCCATAAATTCCGACTTAGTAGACGAGTCTGTTAAGCTCGTGTCGTTGAATTGTACGTGCGGATAAGTAGCGTTACTAGGAACCTCATCGTAGACGTTTACGCTTAACGCTCCGGTTAATACTGAGTAATAAGCCATTTGTAATTCTGTAGTAGAGTCTTTAGCCATTTATTTAATCCCGTCTAATATTTTCTTTAGTTTTCTTATTAGTTTAGGCCTTTCTGCAAAGAACGCCGGGAATAAAAACGGTTGAGCCTTTACTCCAAACTTAGCGATATTCATAGCTATAGAAAAAACGGCCTCGGCCGGTATGTTTTTAGCTGAGGCCCATCTAGCTATAGACTTCTCTAGCTCTTCGAAAGAGCCTCCTCCTCCGCTTTTGAATTGCATAGCGTAGCCTTCTAGGCCTGAGGGGACATCTACCTTCGATTTAGTTCCGAACTCTACGTAGGGAGCGTATTTGCTATCGCTATAGACCTCTCTCTCCAAAAAGCTACCCCTAACTCCTATAGAGTTTTGTAGATTATTACTAACGCCTCTAGGTACTTTATTTTTTGCTCTAGCTTCTATATTTCTAGCCGAGGCCTCTATAGCTCTGTCCGTTTTAATTCTAACCTCTTGGTCTACTTTAGAAATTTTAGTTAGAAGCTCTTGTAATTCGGCGCTATTTATTTCGGCTTTTATCATTAGCTTAGTGTTGAGCGTTTACATCTTCTACGGCCACCATTTCAGTAAAAGCCAAATCTTCTCCTCTGTCTTTTGCGTATTCTATATTAAAATACCTTCCTTTAAATATAGCTCTTAGTAAAAAGTTATACGTACTATCGAAGTTTAAATTTTCACTACTCCAGGTATCCGTAGAAGTGCTAAAAATCTCCTCCGATAGATTCCATATTCTATCCGAGTCTAAATCTAGTCTAGTTCTTGTAAGTATCTTATACTTTACTTTGTCTTTTAGACCTCCTATCTCATAACTCTCTCTACCGCTTACCGCAGAAACAGAAGCCCAAGCAGTAACAAGATTTTCCCAGGTCTGAGAATTTCCTCCCATTCCGTCCGAGGTTAAATCGTATTTCTGAAAAGTTACTCTCTGTTTTAGGAGTCCTATGTTTGCTTGTCGGCTTTTGGTTTTCATTCATTAGTATAATTTAGCGTATTTTTTAAATAACGTTTTACTGCTATTAGGCATCTCGGAGACCCCGCCTTCTACTAGGTCTTGACGGTCCTCATACATTGAGGCGACTAACTTTTTTAGTCCTAAAGTAATACCGGACGGTATAGAGGAATATCCCGCTACATAGGTAACCTTTAACCTTATTCTATCGTCCGGAACCTCCCAACCATAGACCCTACTAATTACCAAAGTATCTCCGGTTAAGTAATAATCGTCGTTGTTGGTAAGGGTTGTCTCTGTGCCTACTCTGTCTATAGTTTTTACTGAGGTAATACTCTGTACCGGATAGAGAGGTAATCGTACCTCTTTACCATAGTACTCATATTCTACTACTACATTTTTTTCTATTAGTTGAAATCCGTAAGACTCCTCTACTAAGTCTATACATTCGGCAACCATTTCACCGACTAGAGTATCGTCGGCGCTTGTGTCTATACGAGCGTAAGACTTGGCGTCTGACGTACTTAATACGTCCGTAGAGGCGTTAGTTCCGGTGTCTGTGGTAGTATAGCTAAAAGGTCCGGTTTTACCCGTGAAAGGAGTTCTAAGCATTTAATTCCTCTACAAGTTTCTCGGCCTTGCTTTTAGTTAGCCGGTCTATTATTTGATTATTCTTTTTCACGTAATACATTGTCTTAGTATTCTCATCCTTCTCTATAAAAGCCTTAGCATCTTTTGAGTAGGCTTTTTTATCCTCTTTAGTTTCGTAGGCTAATCCTCTAGATAATAAATCCGCTAGAGAGTTCTTGTCTAAATTAAGAGGGTCATTCTTCTTTATTCTTTTATTCTTAAAGATAAAGTTTCTTTTAGCTCGTAAAGGCATAGTATTAGGGATTAAGTTAAGAGGAACGGGCGGAATCGAACCGCCCTTTATTCCAAAGTTCCTTACTCTTAGCTATTAAGAGTTGCCTGCGTTAGTGATTGCGGTAGTGAAGTTACCGAAAGCACCCGCATTAGGTAAGTAAGTAGGTAGGGCTAATCTACCGGCTACTTGAACCGTTACTAGGTCTTTTATTGCGTTGTCTTGGTCTTGCTCGTAGAATCGAACTGAAACAGACTCACGGTCGAATAATGTACATAACTGAGCGAAGTCAGCTACTAAGAAGTCGTCCGAGTCTCCGTCTGTGTCGTTGATTGCGTTAGTAGCAATAACTGGAACGCCTAATATAGACGGTACACGAGAACCGAAGATAACGTCCTGAGGGAAGATATAACGTCCGTCAGCGTCTTTGTTGCGAATCATATTGAAGTATCTAGAGATAGACATCATAACGGCGCTAGGCTGAAAGTTACGATTTCTTATCTGCTTGATAGCTTCTAGTAATACGTCGTACTCCTGAGCGTCTGCGTCTCCGGTGTATTGGTCTAGAGCGTAATCTGTAGAAGTTACAGTTAGACCGTAAGTAGAGTCGTACAAGTTGTAGCCATCTTCTGCGGTCATATACTTATCCATACCTCGCAAAGAAATATGAGAAGCTAATCCGGCGGTATCATTTAGAGCCTCTTTTGATACTCTGAAATGAGCCGAGATTTTTTCTACTACTGCGTCGGTAGCTACTAAGTCGAAGTCGTTTTGACCTGAGGCATCGCCTTCCGGAGTAATTCCCGTGTTATCTGTGAAGTTGGTTTCTTTGATATAACGGATTTTGTCGCTATTAGTAGTTCCTACGGGTAGGAATTGTCTAACGTGGACTTTACGGTCTGGGTCAAACTTGAAACCAGGAACATAATCGGCGGGTACTACGTCTCCGGTATAAGCGCCGGATTCTGTAATAACTGCTTTAGTGTCCATAGTAAATCCGGAAATCTGTCCGGCTTTGAAAGCCTCGATTTTGTCTTTACTAGCTTCTAGTCCTTCGTGTAACATTGATTTAAGCGACTGAGGCTTACCATTGTTACCAAGTCTATTATTATTTTTCTCGATAGATTCGATTCGCTCTTTTTGAGAAACGATTAACTCTTCGAGATTTTTGATTTCGCTCTTAGTAGATTGGTCTGCTTCGCCGGAGAGCTTTACTTGCTCTTCTAGCTTGCTATAACGCTCCTCTAGAGCTTTAGTTTGAGAGGCTAAACCGTCTTTTACAGAAGCCAAGCCCTCTTTTAGTGTGTTTTCTAAGTCCATCTTTGGAACTCCTTTTCTATATTTAGTTGATTGTTAAACTCCTTAAAGATTGTGTCGAAATCGGCTTCCTCCTCGAGAGAAGTGATTGGCTCGGCTTCAATGGTTAGAAGTGATTTTCTAAACGCTTGCTCTAAGTTCTTTATGTGCATTTCGATAAGTTGGAACGTTTCGTCTGTGTAGTCCCCGTTATCAAATGCTTTTATTAGTGTCTTATACTGCTCTACCTGGTCTTTTTGTGAGCCTTTAGCTATACCGCCTAGGGCCATATCATTAGCTCCCCAGGTAACAGTAGAACCCTCCCACATTTTAACCTCATTTACTAGGTAGGCGTCCTCGTTAGTATCGTACTCTCTATTAACGAAGTTTATACCGACAGAATGCTCTTTAAGAACTCCGTCTCTATATAATTTTAATACGTCGGTTCCTAACTGAGTATCGCTTATAGCGGTTCGGAAATAGAGGCCCTTCTCGTCCTCCATTAAGACCTGAGGCTTACCTAATACGGTAAGAGGGTCGTGTTGGTATAGGTGCATAATTCGGTTTTTACCGTTAGGACCGTTTTCCTTAATTGTTTTGGTATAGCACCCGGGTAACATTACGTCTCCGTCGGAATCTTTATAATCGAAAACAGAATAATAGCCCTCTATCATTCTTCTCTCAATATCGACATCCTTCAGAATACCCGAGCGTTTCGTTATAAATGGATTCATACTTTTGATAGGATTGATTTTAGTTAGTGAAGAGGCTCTATGTCCGGCGTAAACGTCGGTCTCTTCGCCTCCTCTGTATATTCTTATAAGGACCGCCGGGTCCTCTTCTGACCCCGTAATAGTAAAGGAAGAACTAGGGACATCTATTTCGCCCTCTGCCTCTATCCGTACTATTCTACCCCTGGCTCTACCTCCTGACGAGTTCCAGGAAACAAAGTCTCCGACTCTAATTTCTCCGGCCTCTGCTTTCATCGCTTTCTCCTCGTCTATTTGCTTAGATTTACGAATAGCCCAATCTACTCCCTCGGTTCCTCCCCAGGCGTCCCACATAAGACCCCCACAACCTTCATCGTAAGGAACGTCTTTATGTTGTCTGTGCCGGTTAAAAGAGGCCATACGTTTAATCGTCTCTTCGGATAACTTCTCTCTATTAGCTAACTGATTAGCCCGACGCCATCCTACCGGAGTACCGCACCCTCGCGGGTTCCCGGATTCGTAGCGATATTTAAGCGCTCGCTTTGCGTTCTCGGTCGCTTTTTTTGGGTAATCGTCGTAAGCCATTTAGAGATACTTTTTGTTAAAAATACGGATTTTTTACAATATTTAACAATTACGGCCCGTATATTCCAAAAACTTAAATTTTACTATATGGAAGAGCTATTTAATAGGGTTCAAAAAGACCTAGACAATGATTGGCCGGTAGATAAAAAAGACATAGAGGAGCTTCTTATACTTGCTCGTATCGCATCCGATACAATTTCTCGGATTGCGCGTTCTGATTCTCCTTACCAAGCTCCGAGTAGTAAATAGCGTCCGGGTTATCTATATGTCCAATCCATCCGGCGCGGTGTGATAGACAAATTACTTTTCTACCGGTTTTAGCTATTTCTTGTCCGGCCATAATATCCGACATTCTAAAGTAATTCCATTTTTTCATATCAAACTTAAAGTCTCTCGTATGAAAGGCGCTAACTCCCGTTCCTGGTATGTCTATCTCGTAGTCTCCGTCTACGTCTCCTAAGCATCTGTAAACGGTGTGTCCCCTATAGTAATCTAAGCCTAAGCCTAGCATCTTTCGACCGTGAAAGGTAAGCCAACATCCCGGATATTTTTTTAAGCCTTCTATTATCCTTTCTACATAGTCCGGCGGATATAATAAGTCATCGTCGCACGACAAATAGATTCCCTCGCTCTCGGGTAGCCAAAAGAACTTCGAATTATCCGTATAGTCTTTTCCGGTATAGACTTCTACGTTATCTCCCTCGACCTCCGGAGTATAATCGTTAGCATATATCCGGACGGTAGTAACCTGGTCCTTAATAGTGTCTACTACCTTTTGTAGAGTTTTACTTCTGCTTTTAATCGTTGCTAAGTTCGCGGTAATCATATATTTCTATTTTAAAGGCTATATAAAAACTTACCAGGGCTAAACCTAGCCTCCAATCTACCCAAAAAAGTAGAGAGAACGATATTAAATAACATAGAATACCTATAATCGACATATTATATCCCCTTCCATATATTGTATAGAATAACCCTTTTTGGCTATCCTATCGGTTAATAATTTTACTTCTTTCTCGTCTGATAAAACGTTGCTCTCGAACTGTATAAATCTAGGTAATATATCTACCGTATCTAAAAAGTCGTTTAAGATTATACAATCGTGGCCCTCGGTGTCAATCTTAAGAAAGTTTATTTTCTTTATGTTGTACTTATCTATAAGACTTTTAATTCTGACTACTTTTACCGTATGCTTTTTAATTAGGCCCTGGTCTAACCCGGCATCCTCTAGCATATTTACCATAGTAGGGTGAGGGCTTCCTATCTTATTACATCCTCGCAACCAATTAGGTAGATTATTTCTCATAATATCCCCTTCGGTCATATAATAGACCTCTATCTCTCCTTCCTGGTTGGAGATTGCTACGTTTTCTTTTCTGCATCTAGGTAACCGGTCGAAATAATATTTAACCGGCTCAATAAATAGTCCGTCTCTTATCCCGGCGCTAGTTCTAAAATCTGAGGTTCCTATCTCTATAATCATTTTATTACTTTTTGTTAATATGCTGACTAATAGTTATAACTATTTGTTAGTTAAAGGTTGTTTCTTTCTTAGTTCCGGGTGCATCTTAGACTCGTGGTTTCCGTGGTCTACTAAACTAATCTTCGGGATATACATCGGAACCATATTTATAAAAAACTGCGTAGACTGATATAATCCGACTCCTGAGCTTGCGTCGGGGTTATCGAATCTATCCGGGTCCGGCGGTGGCATTTTGTACTCTAATACATCTAGGGCGGACCTATTACAATGGTAGCCACAATCTACAAAGCCTACTCTAAGCGACGGCCTTCCCATAAAGGTAGTCTCCTGAGCATTAAACCTTATAAACTGCGCCGTCCTACCGTCATTAAGCAAGTTATAAGCGAATGGTTTGTCCCTTTTAAAAGTCTTTAGTACGTCCCATTGAACGTTAAGGAAGTCATCGGCTAGGAAAGTAAAATAATTATCGTCTGAGGCCTGGCATATCTTTAAAGCATAGTTCCAATTAAGCCAAAAGCCCTTCCTTCCTTTGTGGTTTAATCTATAAAAATCGGACTTCTTAACGAAAAGTAAAGAGTCAAAATCCGAGCCGTCATCTATAACGACCGGTCTTTCCGGACATTGGTCTATAACCTTGTTTAACATCTCCGGACGGTTGTATGAAAATATAACTATCATCTTATTTTAACTATAGGGTCAAACTTAGAGGGAAGTTCTTTTAACTTATTGACATCATTATCTAATAAATACATTCTTAATTGTCTTACTAAAGAATTATCTGTCCTTTTCTTATACTCTTCTCTAGTTATTTTACCGCTATAGTATAAATCTAAGTCTTTATTTCTGTCTCCGTAAGATTTTATTTTTAATCCTAATTCTCTAGACTCTTTAGGTGAAAGCATACTAATAACCGTTTTTATTGTTTATAATTAACTTCGTTCTGTTAAATATTACGTAGAAGTCTAAATCCATTCTTTCAGTACTTCCGGTAATAGGATTAAATTGTACTCCCTTCGGAACGTGCATACCATCAAAACCTAACATCGTAGCAAACTCGGCCGTCATTTCATCTCTAAATAAACTATCTAACGTCCTCATCTCGTTCTTTGCTTCTTCCGGCCATTGCCAAACCTCTAGCCCTTTGTCTACTTTATACTTTTTACGAACATACTCATAAAACTCTCCGCCCTCGTCTAGTTTTTCTCTAAAAATTTGTTGATACTGATATACGACTTCGTGGTCTATTATATGAGTTCCCTCTTTTCTAAAAGCGCCGGCTATAATGTTATCTTCTATTCCGTCGGAATATACTAGGGCCGTCCTTACTGCTTCCTTAGAGCCGGTCGGATATACTGTAGAATTTCTACCGGCGAAATAGCTCCCGTCTCCATATAAACCTACTCCGTCATACATTTCTCCGTATTTATAATCTAATACCATATCGGTAGCTTTTTTACCGTCTTTTAAATCTTCTAGGCCTCGGTAGATTTTTGTATAATTTTCATCGTCTAGTATTTTCTGAAATTCCAAATTATCTACAACACTAGGAGCGCCTTTAAATCCTTGTAAAGCTCCTAGCTCTCCTTGTATAGTTGGTAAGTCGGGAGATACGATATTTCTATTATCCCAATTCCTATAACTTTTACCTATAGCCTTTGCGTACCAAGTCTCATATAGTTTTATAAATTCATCATCTTGAAACTTAGCTTCTACCGGATTAAACGGCGTTAATTGATTAGCTTCTCTTCCTGGTACTTCGGCGACTGCTTCCGGTCTTGTAGTCGGTTCTACTGTTTCCTCTATAAATACTTCCTCGTCCTCTTCTATAACCTGGTAGGTAAGAGTACATCTACAATTAATAGTATTTCCCGGCCTAGCGCCGTTACTTCTGTCCCCTGGGTGCATTAAAAGCTCCCCGGATATTTTAAAGGCTTCATCTAATGGGTAACCTTTGTTTTCGTCTACGCTATAGTGGTCGTAAATATCTTTAGGGTTGGCTCCTCTAGTTCTGTCGTCCCTGGTGGATAGCCAAAATTTCTTCATCGGGATATTTGTCTCCTGAGCGCCGGCTAAGGAACCGGCATTACTAGCTCGGATAATCTCGGTCCTCCCTATAAGTTCGGCGCGTCTTTCAGAAACAGAATAGTCGGACATCAAATTATTTTGAAACTCCCGGAGAGTCCACCCTTCTATAATTGACTGCTTCGCTATCTTCCTAATACTTCTAGAGGTTGTATTAGTCATTAGGTCCGGTAGCTCTATAACATTATCGTCGAACCAGGTATCTACCCAATCGGCCCAATTACGCTCCGTCTTATTTGCTTGCTTTATAAGGTCGTTATAAGTATCTCGGGAAAACTGTACCATTGCCCGTCTATATACGTTCCTCATAGCTTGCTCAATCGGCGCGGAACTAATCTCGTAGTCCTCGGATATACCGTTAGCCTTTACTTTGTCTAGATATTCGTTGGCTTGGGCTTTTAGCGCTCTCTTAAACTGTGTTTTAGCGTAAGGAAGATAAGAGGCCCTCTTTCTGTCAATAGTTTTCCAGGTAAGAGTTTTTACTTTCTCCTGGCGGTACTGAGAGCTACAAATAGCTACCGCTTGCTC